CAGCAAGCTGCTGACAGAGGTTATCTTAAGGGTATAGACGGTAGAAGAATCTATACCCCTGAAGCTTACAAAGCCTTTAATTATCTTATTCAAGGTACTGAGGCTATCTTAATGAAAGCGACTGTAGTAGACATAAACGAGGAGTTCAGCCGCTGTCAGATCTTCGCCAAACAACTACTATTCTACCACGATGAGTGCACCTGGGAAATAGATCCAAAGGACGCCCCAAGGGCGCATGATATAATAGAGCGTTGTTTCCAAAACTCCCCTAAGAAGTATGGAGTAGAGATAATGGAGGCAGGCGATATTAAAACAGGCAACAACTACATGGAGGTACACTGATGTTTGTAGCAGAAGAAGTACAAGAAGCCATTAAAGATCGAGCAACCAGAGACAGTTATTTTAAGAGTAAATTTTACCCTAAGTACAGGACAGAAGGTTATCAAGTGTATTGGATAAACACTAGGCAACATGAAAACCTGACTCAAGGTTATATAGGGATAGCCCCCTTATGTAATCGTGCTATACAAAAGAGATACGACATAGAAGTATGGTACTATAATACTTTCGGAGACAAAGATATAAACAGAAAATATTTATTAGACAATATGATAGCTAACTACGCTGAGCTACAGTTTAATATATTGTACTCTGACTTATCTAAAGATATGGCTAACGCCCACGAAAGATTCTTAAGACCTGCCGGTAACTACTCTGATAGTAGAGATCTTAGTAACTGGAATACAAAGAAAGGAGGTTGAAATGAATGTTTATATTGATGGAGACCTAATGATACATCGTTGTGTATGGAATAACGATATACAAGGAATGAAAGACAAAGCAATAGACTTACTAGAAGATATAATGCACGAAACCCAGGCAGAGAATGGGAGAATAGCCGTGGGAGGAGCTAATAACTTCAGGAAAGTTATTTATCCTAACTATAAAGGTAACAGAAAAAGAAACGAGGACCCTGAGGTAAAGGCTATGTTTTCAGCTGCATACACTTTCTTTAATGAAGAGTTAGAGTCTGTAGCTTCTGTGGGACAGGAAGCAGACGACTTATTAGCCATATGGCAGACCGAAGAGCCAGGTATAATAGTTTCTATTGATAAAGATATGCTTCAAGTCCCAGGTATCCACTTTAATAATGCAAAGTGGGAGTACACCGAAATGAAAGAAGAGGAGTGTAATTACCTCTTACACAAACAAATTCTTACTGGAGACAGCTCTGATAATATCAAGGGCTTACCTGGTATAGGGCCTAAGAAGGCTGAAGCAATACTGGCGGGTAGGGGTAAAGACCTACGTAAAGCAGTGTGTCAGGCTTATAAAGATCAAATAGGGAAAGGATGGGAAGAAGAAGTTCAATTAAATACTGATCTAATTTACTTAAGAAGAAAGTTTGATGATCGTTATTTAATAGTTTAACTAGCAATGAAAAGGAGAGAGAGCATGGCTAGATTTTTGAGACACGGAGCGTGCGATAAGTGCGGTTCAAGTGATGCGGTAGCTGTCTATGATGACGAAGCACCTAACAAGTGTATGTCTTGCGGACACCTACATAAAGTAACCGACGACTTTGAAAGAGAGAGAAACAAAATGAACACACAATTTAATGTGGTTGACCTACCTCATGGTACAATCGAAGATAGAAAAATATCTAAGGCTGTCTGTGAAAAGTTTAACGTGGTAAAAAGCGTTGATGCTGATGGGAGTACTGATAAAGTATACTACTCCTACTACAAAGATAAAACCTTGCTAGGCTATAAGGTAAGAGGGCTACCTAAATCTTTTACTATAGCAGGGACTTTAGGTGATGAGCTATTCGGACAACATGCCTTTACCCCAGGCGGCAAACGGCTTGTCATCACCGAAGGAGAGGAAGACGCACTTGCTGTAGCCGAGTGTTCTAAGCAACAGTATAATCTTATTTATCCTGTTGTGTCTATTGCCAGCGCTAATAACTTACGCGCCGTAGTAGAACAGCGTGAGTGGATAAGGTCTTTCGAAGAGGTAGTTCTCTTCACTGATCGAGACCCAGCTGGTAAAGCCGCCGTAGAAAAGTTAGCGTCTATTATAGGCTACGATAAGGTTAAGGTAGCTACTGCTAACAACAAGGATGCTAGTGAAGACTATACCCTGCTAGGTAAGAAACACGTTATGGAATCCATATGGAACGCTCAAGTATATAACCCTCAGTTCATACTGACTAGTAATGACTTGTGGAAGTCCCTGGAAGAGTATAACAACATCAAGTCTAACCCTTATCCCGATTGTTTCTCTGAGTTGAATGACAAACTTAAGGGTATGAGGTTCGGCGAGATAACCCTATGGACTTCAGGTACAGGTGCAGGGAAATCTACCTTGCTAAGAGAAGTCATGTTAGACATAGTCTCTAATACTGATGAGAAGATAGGTATTATTTCCCTTGAAGAGTCTCCAGCAGAAACTGCAAGGAAGCTATCAGGCATGGCACTTAACAGAAACCCTGCTAAAGAAGACATACCTATGAAGGAGCTTAAAGAAGGTTTCGATAAGGTATTTGGGGATGATAGAGTTCTTGTGTTAGACCATGCTGGCTCTATGTCTGATGGTATAGTAAATCAACTAGAGTATATGGCACTTAGAGGTTGTAAGTACCTCTTCATAGATCATATTACTATACTAGTCTCTGAAGGAGCAGAGGGCCTTACAGGAAATGAAGCTATCGATAAGATAATGAATGACCTACTAAGAATAACTAAGCAACATAACGTATGGATAGGTTTAGTATCACATCTAAGAAAAATGCAGCAGACAGGTAAGTCTTTTGAGGAAGGACACATGCCTACAGTAGACGACATAAGGGGTTCAGGTTCTATAAAACAAATCTCACATGACATAATTGCTTTTGCAAGAGACATCTCAAGTGAAGATGAGTCAGCAAGAAATACTATATCCCTTAAAGTATTAAAGTCCAGGTTCACAGGTGATACAGGGCCTGCTGGAAAAGTAAAGTATAACTCAGACACGGGTAGGCTAGACCCAGTAGGTTCTGAAGTAACATTCTAAGGAGAGAAAACATGAGCGGTATAGAAGAAGTAGCAAACTACCTCCGAGAGAGGGTCGAGAAAGTTAATCCTAATAATCCCAAGGCAAACTCTGGTGCAGTACTTCTTAAATTTTATTCTAAGTTTAACGAAGAGGCAGAGAAAGTAGTTGTTATGGCAACAGACATAATACAAGCTTTCTTTTCCAGAGACACAAGGGCAGTACCAGCAGGTAAGGCCAAGCTCACAGCGCTATCCACGAGGATAGGGTCCACGATAACTAAGTACATAACAAAAGAAACAATGTCTTGGCGTAATGAGATATGTTTAGGGGATCTGATGTTAGAAGCCTTCCTACAACGAGGCTATATAAAAATCTTTAGAGACCCAGGATTCTCTGAGTTAGATAAAGACGCACCGTTTATGGTTGAGCCTACAAGCTATTGGGCTGAGATAAATATAATACCTATAGCAGAAGACAGGGACGTTCTTGTCGCAACCCACCACAACGAACCCGTAGAGATAAACAACTTGTTCAGAGGTGGAAGGCCCATTATTAAAGGTTGGGATGATGAAAACTCTAAAGAGTTTAATAGGTTACTTAACAGACCCTTTGTTAACGCAGCTAATAAGCTTGAACGACAAGCCTGGAAAGTAAATAAAAAGCTTTACGATGTTATCAATAGTAAGTTGTTAGATATTTTACCTAACATACCCGATATGCCTGAAGAAGGATCTAAGTTAGATCTTAAGAACGCTTACCGGGCAATGAAGAAGAAAGATAATAAGAAAACCAGGGACCGTTATAACAAGACAGCTGCCTTGTGGAATAGAAAGCTTAATGTATTACGCTCTATGTCTAAGACTAACGAGATAAGAATAACTCTACGTAAGGCAGAGGCTATGTTAAACCTTGAGGTGTTCTATCAATCAATCGAGTTCGATTATCGTGGTCGCATCTACTATAGAGAACCTTTCCTAAACTACCAAGGTAGTGATATGGCTAGAGGGCTTATGATGTTTGCTGAAGGGGCCCAGCTGAACGAAGACGGAGTAGCAGCCCTGAAAGTACACACGGCTAACTCCTTCAATCAGAACTATAATATAAATGAAATACCTAGCTGGGTTGAGTGGAACTACAAAGAGTATCTTGAGAAGGAAGGCTTAGATAATATCTCTGTAGATAAAATGTCTTTAAATGATAGGGTAATGTGGTGTGAGGAGAACGCTGACATGATTCTTATGACAGCCACCGATAATACTATACATGACTGTGAAAAACCTTTTGTATTTTTAGCTTGTTGCTTTGAGTGGGCAGCCTTCGAAGCTGATCCTGAACATAAGGTCTGTATACCTACTCCTATTGACGGTACTTGTAACGGTTATCAACACTCAGCTGCGATAGCTAAAGATGGAGAAACAGGCTTGTACGTAGGTCTTGAGGATACTACTATCCCTGTAGACTTATACATACAAGTTGCTAAAGAATTATTATCTTCTGAGAAACAATTCTTTGAGGATAGAGGGATGAACTTATCTCAGATAAGAAAAGGAATAGCCAAGCGGGCCACAATGACTAGGGCTTACTCGGCCGGAGAAGAAACAATAGCAGACAGTATGTTCAGTGATCTATATCAGTTCGGTTATGATATTAAGTTTAATATTTCTATGTTAGACTGTGAACACTTAGCTAAGAAAATAATAGAAGCTATTGCTAAGGTCTGTCCTGGTGGGCAGAAGACAATGAAGTACTTACAGAACCTAGCTGCCTACGAGCTAGGTATGTTCACAGTATATGATAAGAACGGAGATGTAGTCTCCCTCAACCAAAGAAGAAAGGATTATGAAAAGGCGAAGAAGATGAGAGCACAACTCAGAGAAGAACCAGATAATCTAGAACTACTTAAACAACTTAATGAGATCTCTAATGATATGACCAGAAGAACTAGCGTTCTTGAAAGAGGTAACGGCAGTAATTATATTAGCTGGTCAGCCCCTTCAGGCTTCCCTATAAGGTACGAGTCTTTCTTAACAAGATCAGAGAAATGTTTATCCACGTTAAGAGGAGTAGAAGGTGGTCAGAAGAGCCAGCCAGGTCGCATCAGACACGTAGCCCAGGTATCTACTGAACACGCAGATAAACGAGCGTTCGCAGCAGGCATATCACCTAACTACATTCACTCACAAGATGCAGCTCACATGGCTATAGTAATTAGTAAGTGGAATAAAGCCTTCGGCGCAGTACATGACTCCTTTTCCACTCATCCTAATGATATCAAGGAGTTATCCCAGATAACACGAGACGTGTTCAGGGAAATGTATGAGAAAGATAATGTGTTTGAACAGATAAAAGAAAACATCTTGTCTAAATCAGAGCAGTGTGATGTAGTAGTGCCTGATAACGGTGATCTAGAGATTGAGTTAGTCTCTGACTCTACTTACTTTTTCGCGTGAGGTGTAACATGAAAAACAAAAACTATAACTGGAGATACTTACAGGGTATGAAGACGGTTACCGACGATATATACTGTAATACACTAGCTCTCCCCCAGACTCTGGCTTATACGCCAGAAATAAACGAGTGCTTTATAGCAGAACAACAAGATCCCGAGAAGGCCCGACAGGAAATAAGAATCCTTATGGCTAACCGAGGGATATTACCAGAAGGATATTAATCATGGCAGAAAGAAAAAACTATAACACGGCAGCGCTGATGGGCGCAGATATAACTGATCTAGAAGTATGTGAAGATTTAAAATTAAATCCTAACTTAGCTTTTACTCCTGAGATAAATATAGCTGCACTTAAAGTGGTAAGACAAAGAAATATAAATGACGCAATGAAAAGCGGTATGACAGAAAATGCAGCAGTTAAAAATGCTAATCAAGAGTTTAACAAGGCTAAAAGTTTAAACGAAGCGTTATTAAAAAGAGCGTAATAAAAAAACCCCAAGGAATCTAGTATGATCCTTGGGGTTTTTA